AGCACGCAAGTTACTTGCATTCCATTATTCTTTTGACAGTAACGTTAAGGGCATCGATCTCCTCCATCTTGGCTATCGCCCACGCCCTACGCTCCCCGTGCCAGCCCATCTTGCTCCCCTGATGGCAGGACTTGCACAGAGCCACGACGGTGTACTGCCTATGCTGTTTGACGTGGTGCGCATCACTTGGCCCCTCTTGGTCGCACACAGAGCAGGGAAGCTCCTTGACTCGCCTGACGTAGTCTTTTTCCTTAGCGGTCAGGGTGTTGTTCACAACGTAGCTCTCTCGACGTGGCGGTTAGAAGCCTCCATAGAGCGCCATACGGCGATTCTTTCCTGAGCGGCTATCAGCATCCACCGAAGGCGTTCGCGATCCTCTACGGCTTGTCTGAGGGCTAGTAGGTGCTCTTTGTAGCGTGGGGAGGCGTAGGCTTCGCGCTCTTGCATGGCGGCGGTCTTGTACTCGCCATTGCCATTGATCTCGGCGTTCTTCATCTCCTCTGCCTTGATTGTCTTTCTTAGCTCTTCCATAAACACCTTTGTAGCCTCGGCTTGGGCATACTTGGCGGAGTGCTCAATCAAGTAGTCAACCGCGGCGTTCGGGTCAATTAGTTTCTCGCTCATGTCTGCTCCTTAATTTCAACGATCAATTTGCCCGGCTTCTTACCCTCGACCCTGTAGATCATGATGGGCTGAAAGAGCTGGTCATTCACAAACAACGCATCAGCCAGCCCGTCTAAGGCGCCCTTGGCGGCGGCAAGGCAGTTGTCTGCGTCACGCTTACGCTTGTCAGGCATCTCAAACGTGATGGTGAGCTTGATGTTCCCACCCTTGTGCTTCCAGTTTTTGAGCTGGTGCTTAGCAAGCCAAGTGCAGGTCTCACGGTAGTCAGAACGAATCTTGTACAGCTTGCCCCAATGGGTGCCTTTAGCTCTGTTTGGGAACAGCTCCGCCGGCGGGAAGTCTAGCTCGACGCGAATTACGCTCCTCTTGCATTCTTCGCACAAGGTCGTCACAGGCGGGTAGCCCTCTGCGTTTGGAGATGTCATTCTTTACTCCTTGCCACCATAATTGCGCGTTGGCGGAGCCTCGCTCGATAGCCTTCTTCTCGTACCGAGTCATCCATTCCCTTGCCTCGCACTGCCTCATGTGTTCCAAGGTCTCCTGTGAGATTGAGGCATTCGAGGGTGCAAGTCTCGGTGTAGGCATCACCAAACCCTTCGCGGATTTGGCCAAGGATTTTGTTGGCTTCATCTTTGGTCACCCTTGTCCCCTTGCTCGGATTAAATTGCGATAAGCAAGAACAGCATCTTTATGTGCGTCATATTCACCCATAGTTGCAAAAAAAACAGGCGACAAAATTAGTTCAATTTCTAACTTTGCACACGCCTCACGCTCATGCTGTTCTACTAGCTTGGCAAATTGAGTTATTGATTCAAGATTACACCGCCAATGCTCATACATCAGACTGTCTTCAAAGCCCGATGTTTCAGCCATACGAATGATGTCTTCGTGTTTCATGACTTCCTCTTTGCTAAGCCTGCACGAATAGCCAGCTCGTTGCGAAGGCGGTACTCGTACTTTGTTTTGCGGATCTTCTCATGATCGTTTGGCTGTAGCTCAGGGTAGTTGTCAAACAGAGCGGCAAACTCTTGCCACTTTGGTGGGTAACCCCCCGTGTTGGCGCCCCAAGAGATCATGTCAATCTTCATGACCTCGGTAATCGCAAGACGAATAGCTTCTGCGTCCCGCAGGGCTTCTGTCACCCGAGGCCACTCATCCGAGGGGGCTTGATGGTGGTAGGCACAGACCCAACGTCCTCCAGTTGAAATTCCACCAGCCATGGGGCAACCATTGGCGTAGCAGTCAAGGGTGTTAGGGCTGTCATCGACAGCTTCGATTTTGTTAAATTTTGTAAAGTTGTTCAGTGCCATGATCATTCCCTGTGGTATTTGCCTTCAATGATTTTTGTAAAGTTCAACGGTTTGATGATCCACTCAAGGTCAGCCAAGAACGGCGGCTTGTCCTTTTGTTGTTTTTTGCCAGTCAAGAACTTTGAACCTTTGATGAGCTCAAAGTACTGCTTCCACCAAGCCAGCATGTCAGCGTGAGTAACAGCTCCATTTTTGGACAAGTCCAGCGCAACCTCTCTCCACCTTTGTCTGAGGTAGCCAGCACGAGTGTCGTTCCAGATCTCAACAGCAGGGAGGTTTGGCAAGGTCTCGTGGTACAGAGCCAAGATGCCTTTGTGGTCACAACCCGGTAACTTCTGAACCTTCTTTTCCTCGGGTTCGCCTGTTGGCGGACGAACAGTATCTTTAGATACTGTCATACTAGTTATTGGTTTATAGTTAGTAGTTGCTATTGGGGGTGGATTAGGGGGGCTATTAGCCTCCCCATTAGGGGGTGTTACACCCTTGTTACCCCACCTCTTAGCCGCCCCACGCTTTCCAGCCTCAGCAAACTCCTTGTATTGCCGAATAACCTCTTCACATCTGGCGTGAAACCAACCGTCTTCTTGCTTCTCAAACATGTCAGCCAATACAGCCTCAACCACTTGGGTGTCCATGCGTAATCGTCTGGCAACCCACTGGGTATCCAATGGGATCTTCTGTTCAGAGTCGTAGTACATGTCCAAGAGCCTGCGGTAAGCAAGATCCTCATCGTTGGACAAATGAGTAGTCGCCGACCGATAGTCGGCAATATTGAATTGAAAGTAGTGCATACCGATCCCGTTAACACATCCCAAAAAGAAACTGCGGCAGGCGGGGATGGATCGCTTTTCGGTACGCTCATGACTTCGTACCTAGCCGTGTTTCAAAACATCTTACACGAAGAATAAATCTGGGCGCAAGTCTTTTCTTGTGACCAAACCTTGTGTTGCTTTTTCAATCTTAACCGCCAATATGGCTGACGCAGTTCTGCGTTCATGGATCAACAGTGACAACCATGTCAAGCTGATGCCCAGATACTCCGCCATCTCACCTCTTGCGCCCAACGGCTCCGTCTTAAAATACTCTTGCAATGTCATCATTGTTCTTCCTTGTCGGCAAGTATACATTAACTTTAAATTAAAAGAAACCCCACGTTTCACTCGGGAATGTATTGCCATCGTTTTTAACTGCGTGTTAAGATTCGTGCACGCCGATACGGCGGTTAAGGAGAATCTAATGGATAAACAACTTCCCTACACGACCAAGTCTGGTCTTCGCATTGGCTGTATGTACAGCCCTCCCCAACAGAACCACATGAGCGCTGATGCAGAGCTTCTGCAAATGGCATTGCTCAACATCGAGCCTGAGTTTTCTCAGCGCCGCATTGCTGGCTGGGTTGCTTATGCCTTGTTCCTTCTTGCCCTGTACACCGCATTAGTTGTGTGGGAGGTTTGATATGAAAGAAACACCAACGGCATTTCCTTGGACGCATGACAACATGACTTGTACGGGCATGACCTTGCGTGACTACTTTGCGGCTAAGGCTATGCAAGGAATGATTCAAAGTCCAAAGCCTCAACACACAGTGATGTCTCAGTATGCAAACACTGCGTACGCTATGGCAGACGCCATGCTGAAAGCGAGGGAAGCATGAACGACAAAGAATTCCGCACCATGCGCATTAACGTGATCCTGTTTGCCATTGGCGCAGTGATCTTAGCCCTTGACCTTTTTATCTGGAGACCATGATGACCCACAAAACTATGGCTGAACTTGAAGCCGAAAGCCCTGAAGGCTTTATTAACCCCAAGCGCACGCCCCAAGAGTGGAAAGAGCTCGAAGAGCGCAACAAAGCTGTACGTGAGCAAGAGGCTCAAAACACGGCGATTGAAACAGATGAAGATCGCGAAGACCCAGAAGAATATCCAGAGGACAAAGAATGAACTTACAAGACGAACTATGGTACGACACCAGCAAAGGTCGCATCGGCATCCTGATGGTGCTTGATTGGCACACAGAGACTCTTCACTACATCATGGGCATAGCCAGTGGCATGAACGAAAACGTAGACATAAACCACATCTACAGCGGTGGTGCGCACCTTCCCGACTACGTGGGAGCGCCTTTATTCTTTGGAGACTGGGAGTGATCACCATGGCTACGCACAAAGAATATGAGGAATGGAAAAACGACCCTGCGGCTCAGCAGGAATACACACAGTACTTACTTAAGGAGGCAACCAAAACAGCACCAAACTTAGACGAATTCATTGAACAATTTACTTGCAAATTTGACGAAATATTTAAGGAAAAATCATGAGCTTTATCATAGAAAACACATCATCTGGTGGCGAGTTTAGACAAGTCCCAGCAGGCTTACACCTAGCGCGTTGCTATCGAATTGTTGATATTGGTACACAGCGTACCGAGTACGACGGTGTAGAAAAGCTTCAGCGCAGGCTGTCCCTATTTTGGGAGCTACACGGCAAGGACGACAACGGCGAGAGCCTTGTCACGGAAAAGGGCGAACCCTTGGCAATCTTTAAAAATTACACACGAAGCTGGCACGAGAAGTCTAGCCTTCGTATTGACCTTCAGAGTTGGAGAAACAAGCCGTTTACAGATGAGGAGATGGATAAGTTTGACATCTCAAACATTCTTGGAACGTGGTGCATGGTGACGGTGATACAGAGGCCGGGCAAGAACGGCAAGATGTACTCCAACGTAGGAAGCATCTCCCCCGTACCCTCGATCATCAAACAAGCAGGCTTACCCGATGGCGTGAATCCTCTGAAAGAGTTTGACTTAGACAGCCCCGACCTAGCGTTGTTTGAAACCTTTGGAAAGGGGCTCAAGGCGCGTATTGAGACTTCCCCTCAGTGGAGAGCCATCCAAGGCAAGAAAAGCGCTCCTACGCCCGTTAAAGCCTCTTCTAGCGGGTTTGACGACATGGAAGATGATCTTCCCTTCTGATTATGAAATACCCTACAGACATCCAAACTGGTGACCTGTTCAGCCAACCTTTTGGGACAAACCCAAAAATGATGGTCAGAAGTAGCGATCCCGAGACAAGCCACCAAGCGGCGGCTTCTGTTGACTCAACTCATCTTGAGATGTTGGTATACGAGGTTATTGCCAAGCACCCCAATGGCTGTACCTCGGATGAAATCATGGCTCACTTTCCTGACCGTGGTGTTCAGACAATTTCACCCAGATACGCCCCATTGATTCGCAAAGGATTCATTGAGGACTCTGGTGAGAGACGCAAGGGTAGTTTAGGTAAATCACAACGAGTTTTGAAAGCAATAAAACATGTCAATCACAGTACGAGCGAGTGAAAGCTCACATTGGTACACCCGAGAGGGAAAGCCAAAATACACCGTGGAAGCCAAGAACGGCAACCTACGCAACACAACACTGGCAGACGCACGCAAGCTAAACCTTGTACCGTCGGTCACGACAATCATAGGGTGCGCCGCCAAGCCGGGTCTTGAGGCGTGGAAGCTCAATCAAATGATGCTTGCCTCTATGACCCTACCAAGGGCGCCAGACGAGCCTGAAGACTTGTACGTCCAACGAGTCATCAAAGACTCAAAGGAACACGCCCGTGCCGCCGCTCAGAGGGGTACAGAGGTTCACACAGCGCTTGAGCAGTGGTACGAGGGGGTCATGGTTGCCAACATGCTTGAGTACCAAATGGGCGTAGGCGAAGAGGTCAAGAAGCTCTTTGGAGAGCCTAC